GGCAATTAAAGGAGAATTGAAATGCCATTTCAGGTTAGTCCAGGCGTTAATGTAAGTGAGATAGATCTGTCAACAGTAGTACCAGCTGTCTCAACTACAGAAGGCGCAATAGCAGGGGTTTTCAGATGGGGACCAGCCAAGAATCGTGTCTTAATAGACAGCGAGGAAAGTCTAGTTGCTCGTTTCGGTAAACCTAATGGGTCATTGAACCCAGAAACTTTTTTTACCGCTGCTAACTTTTTAGCATATGGTAATAAACTATTTGTATCTAGAGTTATAGACAGCGCTGCAAAGAACGCTGTATCCAATGGTAGTTCAGCTGCGGTAGTAGTCGAAAACGAAGATAAAATAGCAAATGTAACAATTACTCCAAGCGATCACTTTATCGCCAGATACCCTGGTGCTTTAGGAAACAGCTTGCAAGTTTCTGTTTGTAAGAGTGCAAATGATTACTTAGAAAGTTCAACAGGTACGTTGACAATCACTTCTGGTAATAATATTGCAACAACTTCTCAAGATGAGACATCAACTGGTACAAGTCTTGTTCAAGTAGCAGATAAAATTAAATTTGGAAACTCTAGCGTAGGAGTATACTACTTAGAGGTAACTGCTGCAAACAGCTCAACATTTACATTTAAAGACAAATACACAGGTGCTTCCGATCTTTCAACAGTAGCGTTCGATCGTTACTGGAAATACTACGATTTAGTCAGAGCTGCTCCAGGAACTTCATCTTATGTCGAAGACAAAGGTGGTGTAGGAGACGAGATTCATGTTGTAGTAGCAGACGAAGATGGAGACATCTCAGGAACCAAAGGTCAAGTCCTAGAGGTATTCGAAGGAGTATCAAGAGCGACTGACGCAAAAACAGAATCAGGAGAGTCAAACTACTGGATCGATACAATCGAAAGATCATCAGATTGGATCTATGCAAAAGGTGCACACAACTTAGCAGCTAATACAACAGCAGCTACTTCAACAGCACTTACAACTGACAACGCCACATACGACTCATTGAAGTTAGGTGTTGATTCAACAGCAGAAGGTTCAATTGCTTTAGCAGACGTAGTACTCGGTTACGATTACTTTAAATCTGCAGAAGATGTAGACATCAGCTTAGTCCTTCAAGGTAAAGCAATTGGTGGAACAAATAAAGATGGTCTAGCAAAATACATTAGAGATAACATTTGTGAGTCAAGAAAGGATTGCGTAGCATTCGTTTCACCTGACAAAGCAGACGTTGTTGAAAATGCAGGATCAGAAGTAGATGACATCAAAGCATTCAGAAACGGAATCACAAATTCAAGTTATGTATTCATGGATAGTGGATACAAATATCAGTACGACAAGTACAACGATGTTTACAGATACATTCCGTTGAATGGAGACATGGCAGGTTTAGCAGTTCGTTCAGACGAACTAAGAGATGCATGGTTCTCACCAGCTGGATACAACAGAGGTGGAATCAAGAACATCGTTAAACTAGCCTTCAATCCGAAGAAAGCAGAAAGAGACTTATTGTATCAATCAGATATTAACCCAGTAGTTACATTCCCAGGTCAAGGAACAATCTTGTTTGGTGATAAAACATTACTTGGTAAGCCTTCTGCATTCGATCGAATTAACGTAAGAAGACTTTTCATTGTACTAGAGAAAGCAATTTCAACAGCTGCTAAATTCTCATTGTTCGAATTTAATGACTCATTCACAAGAAGTCAATTCAGAAATCTTGTTGAGCCATTCTTAAGAGATGTACAAGGAAGAAGAGGTATTGTTGACTTTAGAGTAGTTTGTGACGATACAAACAACACTGGCGAAGTCATTGATAGAAATGAATTTGTTGGAGACATATATGTCAAACCTTCAAGAAGTATCAACTTCATACAGCTAAACTTTGTAGCAGTAAGAAGTGGAGTTGAATTCTCAGAAGTAGTTGGACAGTTTTAATAAATAGGAATAGGAGAGAATAATGGCTTTTAACATTAACGAAATTAGGTCCCAGTTAGCGCTTGGTGGTGCTAGACCTACCCTGTTCCAAGTCAACATAACTAACCCTGCAAATGCTGCCGGAGACTTGAAGACACCTTTCTTAGTGAGAGCTTCTCAGGTCCCAGCATCAACTTTAGGTTTTATCGAAGTACCATATTTTGGTAGAAAAGTTAAAATCGCAGGTGATAGAACATTTGCTGAGTGGAACGTAACAGTTATAAACGACGAAGACTTCTTAATTAGAAATGCTATGGAAGAGTGGATGAACACAATCAACTCACACCTAGGCAACGTAAGAGGTTTTGGTTCAGCTAGTGACCTATCTTATAAATCTAGTGCACAGGTAACACAATTCAGTAAGACTGGAGTACCTATCAGAGAGTATACATTCAATGGTATATTCCCAGTAAACATTACAGAAATGGATGTAGACTGGAACGCAACTGATGTTCTTCAAGACTTCAACGTTACCTTCCAGTACGATTGGTGGGAAGTCACTGGTGGTTCTACAGGAAACGCTGGCGGAAACTAAAGATAATGGCAACTTAACTGTTGCCTTTATCTCTTTTATGGGGGATACTATATCCCCTATAAATATATTATGAGGTAAACATGGCAGAACTATTCGGTTTCGAAATCAAAAGAAAAACCACAGACAATGATCTGGGTTCTTTCGTTCCAAAATCAGAAGACGACGGCGCAGTAGTAGTTGCTGAGGGTGGCGTATATGGCCAGTATGTTGACCTAGAACACACTTCTAAAACAGAGGGTGAGCTAGTAACAAGATACAGAAAGATGGCTATGCAACCTGAATGCGAGAATGCTATTGATGACGTAGTCAACGAATCAATAGTTTATGATCCAGAATCACACACAGTCGAATTAGACTTAGATCAAGTAGAAGTTTCAGACAGCATCAAGAAAAAGATACAGGAAGAATTCCATGTAGTCAAAGACTTGTTAGACTTCGAAAGACAATCTTATGAAATATTCAGACATTGGTATATCGACGGTAGATTATATTATCACGTACC